TAGTTTCAGCACCTAAGTCTATATCCCCGGATGGCAGAGCCTTTCAAGCGGCAAACCATTCGGGGATTTTTTCTTCCCGAATCAAGTAGACAACCAAATCGCTCCGGTCTAGTCCTTTCTGCATCTGGAGGACAATTCTATGTTCGAGCAATCCTGTTCTATGTGTCTCGGATCGCGGGAATCTGAATTCGTGACTCCTGAAGGCGAGTTACAGCATGAAACCTGCCCCTACTGCGCCCGTGATTATGGTTACGCGGCCCTTTATCCGAGAATGAGCCCTAAAGAAGCGATCCGTTTGGCGATCGCAGTAGCGGTTCTTTCTTTAGATAAATCGCGATTTTATGCTCGTCGTGGGGCTGAATAATTCTCTTGCTTTGAGGCCATATTGCCGGTAAGACCGTTTTCGGAGGACAACGCTATATGAACCAATCTCAAACCATCGGAAATCTCGCCGGCGCACTCGCAAAGGCTCAAGCCAAGATCCGCGGGGCCGTGAAGGACTCCGCCAACCCCTTCTTCAAGTCGAGCTACGCCGACCTTCAGTCGGTCTGGGACGCGTGCCGCGAACCCCTGACCGCCAACGGTTTGGCGGTGATCCAGACCACCGACGAGACGACTCAGGGCACGCAGCTCGTGACCACCTTGGCGCACGAATCGGGCGAGTTCATCACAGGCCGGATGCCCATCCTGCCGCTGAAGAATGAGCCTCAGGCCCTTGGGTCGGCTATCTCCTACGCTCGCCGCTACGCGCTGGCCGCGATCGTGGGCGTCTACCAGACCGACGACGATGCAGAGACCGCTCAGGCGCGTCGGCCGGTCGCTCAGGCCGCCACTACTGTTGCCCCGGTTTCCAAAATCAACGAGGTCGTCAGGGCTCAGGCCGAGATCGGCAAGACCATCGACGCCGCACTCTCGAAGGCTCAGGCCGACGTGGGCCCGGGCGCAGCGATGCTTGCCCGCCGCAAGGCCGAACAAGACACGTCGTACAAATTCCCGGACGGGCCGTTCAAGGGCCGCGCAGTGTCCGACCTCGACGCTCGGGAACTATCCGAGTATGGCCTGACCCTCGAAGGCAAACTGCACGACAAGGGCCTGACCATCGAGACCGCACCCGCTCCGATCAAGACGGCACTCACGGCGATCTCGGCAGAGGCCGCGAGACGCGCACAATCGGCTCAGAACGCATCGAACAAGAACCAGAAAGGGTAACCATGCTCAATCTAAACGTCGTCGGCTATATCAGCAAGCAACCTACTTTGGCGCAATCGGCAAAGGGAACCCAGTACCTTAAGTTTCAGGTCGAGATCCCGGCCACCGAAGCCGGACGCTACCCGAAGCGGGTCGGCGTCACAGTGTTCGGTCAACAGGCCGGCCGGCTCGCGAACGAGCTTCAACAGACCCAGCTCGTCAGCCTCACCGGAGAACCTCAGGCCCGGGGGTATACGGACAAGACGGGGAAGGCCGCGGCCGTCCTTGAGATGATCGCCCGTGAGGTCGGCATCCTTGCCGGCCCCGTGGTCAACACTCTCGCGCAGGATGCGCCGCCCCCGATTCAAAGCAACATCAACTTCGATGACATTCCGTTCTGATCGGGCGGCGCTTCTTGAGAAGCGTGTTAAAGACTGCCGACCGATTGGACCCCCGAGGGATTGGCCTTCGGGGGTTTTTCTTTCCGTTCTTTTCGACTACTTTTTGGGGCATGCAAACCTTCGATGCAGAGCAGGTTCAGAAGATCGTCCAGTGCGCGGCCGTGAGCCTTAAAACGCTTCGCGCAAAGACGATCGACCGTGAGGCCGAGCTAACCCCCACGCTCCCGTCCGGGACCGGGATGATCCAACGCTATACTTGGGACGATATCATCACCGTTGCGATTCTCCTTGAGCGCAAGCGGCGGGCGAAGAAGTACGCGAACGACCCGGTCAACGTCGAGGAACTGAATCACAGGCTATATTGCCGCGCCCGAGACCTCGGGCTCGTGTATCCGGTGAATCTCTCGGGCTCAAACGGCAGGATGTATCGCCCCATCTCGGAGCAAAATGCTGAAGGTTGATCTGACCCCCGCGATGATCCGCGAGGCCGCCCGCCTCGATGCCGCCATGGGCGAGCTTCGGAACTCCATCCGGCAGGGACAAGGCAACGTCGCCGGGATTCTCGGGGAGCTGGCCTTTTTGAAAGCCTATCCCGAGGCCGTCCGGGTTGATTCCTACGATTTCGATATCCTGCTCAACGGAAAGCGGGTCGAGATCAAAACCAAAGACCGAACGGTTCAGCCGAAGCCTCATCACGAGTGCTCGGTCTCAAACTACAACGCGACGCAGAAAACCGACTTCTATTTTTTCGTGAGCCTGTACCGAACCGAAGCGGGCTATCAATCGGCGTACCTTCTTGGCTACCTATCTCCCAACGAGTTCTTCGCGCGGGCGCGTCACCTGCGCGCGGGCGAGATCGACCCGTCCAACGGGTACACCGTGCGCGCTGACTGCTACAACGTGAGGATCGACGAGCTAAATCCTATACCGATACAAAGCGAGGCCCAAACTCGTCGACCCAGCCAAAGCCCGGCGTCCAGTTCGTGATCCGTTGGGGCGTGTAGGTCAATCCCTTCGCCTCAGGATCTCCCGATACTCCCGAGTTCAACTCCCACAGGACTTCGCCGCGTAGCTGACGGAATACACTGCCCCCTTGATGTGTGTGCCCAACGATGGAATTGAATCGCGTGTAATCTCGGGCGTCCCCTAGCTTTGAGCGGTACCCGTGATGCACGCAGATATCGCCCGGGAGCATCAATTCTTCGCGCGGGTCGTGGAAGGTTTTCACTCCATCGAACGTGAATAGCTCCTCCATCATGCGCTGGACCCAGTGCTCGGCTTCGGGATAGCTTTCCAGAACCCGTTTAAGGGGTCTTACGTCGTGGTTGCCGAGCAGTTGGTAACACTTCGCCTTCGGGCAAACGGCCTTAACGCGCTTCCAAAACTCTTCGTTCGAGGCGCGGGCCTTTGTCTGTTCTTCTTTCGGCGTGAATACGTTGTGTGAGCGCGGGAACTTCGCGTGCGAGTACATATCCCACGCGTCCCCGTTGATGATGACATGCTCGGGCTTGTGCTTCTCGATGAACGCATAGAACGCGTCGAGGACGCGCTGTGAGTGAAAGGGCCAATGAATGTCCGAGATGACAGCGATTCGAGGCCACGTTTGCTTCGGTCGTGGCTCGCGCGGTTCGTAAGCTTCGAGATGTTGCTCGATCGAGACCTCGAACACCCGGTTATTGATCTTGGTTTTTTTTCCGGTGCGCCGTTCCTCGTAGGTGTCGAGGCCGGCCGCCTTGAGAACGATCGTCAGGCCGCCGACCCTTTTCAGGATTCCCTCGGCCCCGGCGACTCGGGAAATGAACTCAGCCCGTGTGGGCGATCGCCCGAGTTCGAGAGCCAAGTCCTTGACGGCCATTACCGCGCGATGCAACAGGTCATTGTCCATTGTGGCTATCGTCGCCGGTTTTGCGTGAATGTCAATCCTTCGTCACGGGCCACTAGAGCGGCGAAGCAGCTCGTCAACCTTGTTTTCAATTCGCTCCAGACGCCGCTCGATCGTGGTCTTCTGTTGCTCGGCGTGCTCCTCGGTCTCAAAGGTCGAGTATGCCCAAACCGATACGCCGGCCACGAGGCCAGCAACCATGACGATGAGTTGCATGAGGTATTCTATGTCTCGATCCTTGAGGTCACGGGCCAAGATCGACCCCCTTTTGCTCAAGGCAACTCCGAAGCAGCGTCAGGGCCGCATCGAAGTCCGCGGGGCTCATGCAGCGATAGCCCGTCGCTTGATCAAACGGGATGACCTCGCTTGATTGCTGCCGAACCAATCCGCCCTGCGCCGCGTCGAGATAGTAGACCTTCGCCTTCAATCCCGCGTGCCCGCATGAGGCGAGCCCGGTCATGAGGCCAGAGATCAGCCCGAGGACGAATCCCCTACTTGCGGAGAACATCTTCATACTCGGAGGTATCTCCCTTGGTTTCGTCCGTCTTGCGCGAAGCGTCGCGCACGCGCGCGATGACTGCGGCGACCTTTTCGGCGGGTGTTTTCTTCAGCCCCTTGAGAAGCTCAAGAAGCTGAGAGAGCAACGCGACAATCGCGCCGATGGTCCCGAGCATTATTCGTGATCCACCTGCTTGATACGCTGCGGAAGCACGGAGTCCGAAAGATCGGCCAGCTTCCGGAGGATTGCGGCGATGCCGTGGAGGATGCCCATTGGCTTTTCCGTCTGGGCAAGGCGGCAAGCAAGCTCGATTGCCATGCTGATAGCAGCGAGGATGGAGGGCGATACGCTTAACAGTTCCAAAATCTTTTCCATTTGAGAGCTCCAAAAGTTTGCCGGGGCGCGGCCTCATCCATGAGTCCGGCCCCGCGCAGGGAAGGGTCAGCGGTGTGGTCTGACCTATGAGCCCATTTTGACCTAGTTTTTTGGAATTTCAAACCCGCCACGGGTTGACCATGACGCGCCCGGGCGCAACCATTGAAGCAGAGGGCAACGCATGGACTTGATCTTAAAGCGCGCGGAATACCGACCGGATGGAATCTTCAGCGATATTTTTTGCGCGAAAACCGGAGCGTTTTTGTTTTCCGCTCTTGAGCACGCTTACCAGCACAACGACGAGTGGCTTCCCAAGGTCAAAGATGGCGTCTATACCTGCGTCCGCGGGCCCCATAAGCTCAAGGCCGACGGCGACTCGTTCGACACCTTCGAGATCAAGGGCGTTGAAGGGCATTGGGGGATTCTGTTCCATGTCGGGAACTACAACCGAGACTCGCAGGGCTGCGTTCTCGTCGGCACGGGCCTCGGATGGACGAGCGGAAAGCAGAAGATGATCGTGGGCTCGAAACTCGCCTTCGATAAGTTTATGCGCTTACAGGGTGACGCTCAGGAGTTCACCCTGACGGTGAAGTCTTAGCTGTTCAAGAATTCTACTCCGGAAACATCACAGCGGACAGCTCCCGAGGTTATTGATTGAATTTTTAGCGAAATTGTTTGGCCGGGACCTAAGTATGCTTGCCCACAAAAAAGATTATAGCCGGTCGTTCCAGTATTTGACCCAGCAGAGGACGCCCAACTTGATGATGTGTTTTGATAGAAAATAGTTGCCCCAACAACTTCGACGCTGCTGGTGTTTGGCCCACTTGACGTTAAAAAAACATTGACCACAGAGTATCCGTTAGCTGGCGAAGTATAAATCGAATAGGTTCCGGCACCGGTTCTTGTACCGCTATTCGAAGAAATAGCGGCGTTTACTTTCAATGTCGTGTTTGTCGAGTACGTTGCCATGAATTACCTCGGCCTGTAGTGGATGATGATCCCGCAGTTCTGTCCGCCCGTTTGCTTTTGCAAAAGATCTAGACGAATTGCCGTATATGCGTTGATGTTTCGCGTCGCAAACACAGGTTGAGTCGTTCCTGTGGGCGGAGTGTATGCTCCGCTCGGAGATCCCACCCAAACATTGTTGCCGGCTGCGGTCGTGATTTTTGGGGTCGTCGAAAAGATGCTAGTAAAAGCCCCACCTGAAGTCGTTGCGATCTTCAAGTCTAACTCCGTGGTACCGGAAGATCCGTTGACGATGTTGAACATCCACGCGTCGATGATGTAAGCGTCAAACTCGAACACTGCGAGGCCATCAACTCCAAGCACCGGAGTCGTGGCTGTCCCATAAAGACCGTTGATGAAGAACTGCTTCTCTGAATACTGATACGAGTTGATGAAGTTGATCGACGATCCGACGCGCTGGACTAGATCCTCGGAGATCGCGGAGCGGAATTGCGCGCCTTCGATGTAGATATTATTACGGCTTGGTGTGATCGGTGTTCCCATCAATATACGCGGTAGCCCGCGCCTCCGTCCTTGAAGCCTACGATTTCAGCATAGTAGCCAACGCCGGGGGAAAATCCAAGAGAGGCCGCAACCGTCACGGTATTTGTTCCCGGATCGACCGCAGCGACCCGGACCTCCGGGCTCACCGTGCTCCAGTTCGTGTCCCGCACAAGCAGGGTTGCTCCTACCAGAAACTGGTCGATATCAGCCCCAGACACGACGAAACCGAAAGCTGAGCCCCCCGCAAGACATGGAACAGACGGGTCCATGAACCCGTGAAGCGACTTATAGAGCGAGTTTTCTGCGCGGTAGGTCGTGTTCGGATATGGCGGAATGTCCACAATGTATCCCGCCGGAGGGACGGATCCCAAGGCCGGGGAGACATTGAGAGCGATGGGCGTCGTCGCCGTGTCGATGCTGCTCAAGGTCACCTGCGTGACGCTCGTCCAGTCCGAGTCCCTAATGATGATCGGCTGACCGATGTAGTCCTGCCACTTGTCCTGTTCAAGTGCCGCCCCGTAGCTCGTGGCGACTCGGATACTTGACGCGGTGCTGCCAGTCGCCACGACGGAACTCGGCGAGATGGTCCCGAACCGATCCGCGGCAGATCCGAATTGTCCCGAGATCAGCCCGAGCGATACGGTCCCCGACTTAACGTCCATCGTCTTGTCGATGACCTCGAAAAGCGTCGTTTCAAGGTCGCGCTCGCCCGTGTCGAAGTTCGTGATGTGTAGCGTCCCGTTGTCCTGAATTGCGACGACGTCGCCAACCTCGATCTCGGCACCCGTTCCGAAGTTGACCTTGACCTTGATCTCGTAGGCCCCGCGCTTGTATCGGTTCAGCAACTTCGTCGAGATATTTGTCACGACCGTAGCGGCCCCGAGCGAGGTCTTGAGGCCGTTCGACGAGATAGGAAGGATGCTCAAAATTCCAATTTCATTCAGCGAGTCCGTGTCGAGAGAACGCCTGACGCTGAGATATTTTCCGTCATCCGCCTGATCATAGTTGAATTGAATTTCGTTGAAGAACTTTCGCGAGTTCATCGAACGGGTCTGCGTGATGTTCTCCGCCTCTAGGATATTGTCGACCGAAAGGAATACTAGGTCGCTCGTCGCAATCGGCGTTTTTGTCAGGGCTACCGACAGCTTTCCGAATTTGGTCAGTGAATACAGTCCAAAAGGTAGGTAAAGCTGCTGCTCGATGAACTCTTTGCCGACCTGCTGACTCTGAACGTATAACTGAACGTAGTAGGACGCATCCGTGAGATCTGTGTCCCTGATCGCGATATGACCGGCAACATCAACGTCCTGCGGGCTCATCTTGAGGCCAGCGAGAACCGGGAGCGTGTCGAACTGCGACCGGAATGAAAGCGTGTATCCTGTTGCGTCGGCAAGATATCCCGTTGGACTATCGGTGCGAAGCACCCTGTTCTGTAGGCCCTGCCCGCCCTCAATGGCCGTGATCATGTAGGTGGAAAACGTCGTGTCCGGCCGGGTTACCGTAACAGAATCTCCAACGCTTAAACCATAATCGAGAACCGCGTCCTTTTCAGAATTGAGCAGAATCCCGTTCGTCAGGCTCGATGAACCGTTCGTCCCGAGAGCTTGAAAAGTCTCACCGGACAGATAGGGGCCATTCCAACCCGAGAGCATAATCTTTAGGGCAACCGTGATCGGGTGCCCCTGAATTTGAATCGTGTTCAGAATGTCCACGCCAGACGCGTGATTTGCCGAAGTCGTTCCGCGCTGGCCTCTGGTGAGGCTTGTGACCTGACCCGAGAACGGAATGTTTCCGTATTGAATCACCTCGTCGTCGATCTTTAGGTAACACTTCGTGTCAAAATCAATCGGGTCAATCCCGGTGCGCCCAATCTGGTAGAAGTTATCTGTATCCGTATAGATCGTTGTCGGGAGCCCGGTGATCGCCACATCGAGCGTGGATTTTGCGAGCTTGAATGCCGCCTGCCTTCTCTTTTGGTTTGCGTCCCCGAAGCCCAGCGTTACGCGTCCGGCTTGCGTCGTGACCGTCGTGATGATCCCGCGGTAAGCGATGTAATAGTCGTCGGGGTACCCGCTTTGCTCGTATCCGACTCTGATCTTGATCGAACGGCCGAGAATCTCAGGGAGCACCGAGCCCCCCGGGCTGACGATGTTCGAGACGTATCCGTCTTTGTCAATAAGCACGATGCTCATCTGTGAGATGGAGGCGCGGCCCTGCTCAGGCTCTAGCCTCTGCTGGATGCTGAGGCTGCTTTCCGTCGATATATACGGCAATGAAGTGTCGTCAATATACAGGCCGCCGTAGGTCAGGCCGGCGAGTCCGTACACCAGTCCCGGGTCGCCATAGTCGGCGCGCTTATAGGTTTGCCGGAGCGAGAACGTGACCCCGAGCCCGTCAATCTCAAGGACGAGATTCAGGGCCTTGCTCTGCGAGCTGTTCAGCGCAGAAAAGTTTGCGGGGTAATTATTCGTGCTCATTCAGCCTGTGGCTTTGGGTGCTTTGCCTTGATCTCAAGACGCTGGGCGTGAAGCGCGTCTAACTCCGACTGTCCGCCGTCAAAGAACGCGTTCAAGAACTGCTCGGGAGTCGGGTATTCGGCTTTGCGATTCGCAATGCATTGTGCAAGCTCGTGCGCATAGGTGACGTCCTCGACCTCGACCGAGTAGTCGGCCTTGAGTTTGACCCAGTGTTCAAGAGTCTCGGGATCGACCGGGCTCGGCCGATCTTCTTCGGCAATCACATCGGCCCTATCATACGGTTCAACACCGGGAGCAAGATCAAACTCGCGGTATTCCTTTTGCCACCGCTCCGGGCGACCGTGCCCGAACTTCGATAGGTCGAGCATTTGCTCGCTCAAGTATTCAATCGAGGCCCCAGATTTTTCAGTTACTTTGATTTTGAGCATTGATCACCTCGTGCGAATCCAGAAGTTGGACCCACTGTTTGACGAAAGGGCACCGCCGGAATATGGCGCTGAGGCAGACGACCTAATGTCGATGTATTCACCGGCGTTCAAATATACCTGAGTCGAGCAACTGAAGTTAAATCCGGGCGGGGCCGTCGCGTAGTTTAGCAACTTGTAAATTGTGCCATTTTTATACACATGCCAATAGATCGTGGCTCCAGCGGATTGATTCGCCACAAATCCAAAAGTGTAAATGTCCGAGCGAGGTGCCGTGAATTTCCAACTTGCGCCGGTCGTCACAGCTCCGTGAGTGTCAAACTCTTTCGAGTCGAAGTTAATTGGGGTTGTGGTATTTGCGGTTCCGTTTGCGCTTGCCCAATATGCCGCAGCGACTTGCTCGCTCGCGGCGATGGTGGCCGGACCGGAGATGCGTTCGATGCAAATTGCGCCATTATATAGGTTAGCCCCACCCGAACTAACCTGAAGATAGTCTCCAGCAACGCAAAAAACGGTCTGACTTCCGTTCCCATTTCCAGTTGACTGAGTATAAATCAGCCTTCCTGCCGTTACTTGTGATCCATTTTTATACAGATAAATGTTCGAGTTTGCTACGCCCGAAAATTCAACGGTGACTCTATATGTTCCAGCAACAGGGACCGTATATTTCCATACGTTTGATCCTGTTGTAGCGGCAGAGTGAGTGTCAAAATCTTTTGTTGGCCAATCTAGGAAATTTGCGCCCTGTGTTGTGTTTGACGCCTGATAATACCTAGCCGCCACCACCCGAGTGTCAGTGTCCGAGCTTTGAACCGAGTTTGAGGACCATCCAAGAATCGGAACGCGAGCCTTAATTGAATACTCGACAAGCGCGTTTGTTAGCTGACCAAATGTCGAATTGATTGTGCCGGTTCCATACGATGTGCCGGCATTATTGAACTGCATTACCCAGCGCATAGCGATAGAAGTATGCGCCACTAAATATCCGGTCCCGATTGTCGTGCCGTCTTTATAGTCGAATACGCCGACGCTCTTGGAGTCGTCGTTGGTCGCGCTGATCGTGACTTTGGACGAATCCATCTGATATCCGGCGGGGAGGTTGAACAGATAGGTTCCGCTTCCCCCTGTTCCTGCGGTGGACTGCCTGAAGTCCCAACGGATTTCCATGTCGCTTCCAACTCGACGCCACTGCGCCTTGTTGTGCTGAACCGTTCCGTAGGTCGGGTTGCTAGTCGTGGCAGTAAGCAAAGTCCCGGCGGCGACGCTCGGGAAGTCCTGCCAGTCGCCTACGAACGGGCCTGACGCCTGAGCTTGTGGCCCGACATAGAACTCGTCAAAGATCATCTGATAAGCGTTAGCGGCCGGAGTCGTTCCGGTCGTTGAGTTCACGCATACGAGCGCGATGCGAAACTGCGACATGTTCGAGGGCGTCTGCCATGTGCCGGTCTGGATCCCGACGCCAGAGGACTGAACAAGGTTGTAGACGCCGGCGGGCTGGATCCACGCGGAGTTCGTCACGTCGTAGATATAGACTGCCCAAGTGTTCGAGCTTGTGCCCGAGAAGTTCATGAGCGCGGTCGAAAGGTTCGCCGCTGCCTTGTACGCGAAGCGAGTCGCTAGGACCTTGGCTTGGTCTACCTGATCGAGCGCGTAGACTTGCGAGATGATTCCCTGACCGGCCGTGATGTTGGTCGATGCCGTGTTGCCGACCGCGAGGCTATAGGTTCCCGAGAGCGGGCTTGTCGATGTTGCTGCGATTGAGATTGAAGCGGCCGTCCCAAGCGTCAACGATCCGGTCGGGATCACGCCGGTTAAGGTTGTCGTGAATAGCTGCCAACCCGACACGGTATTCGATTCAAAGTTCGAACCCACATCGAAGTAGTTCTTTGCCAGCACTGGGCGATTGATTATGCGCCAGTAGCCCAGAGCAAAATCCGCTTCAAACGTCGAGCCCGAGGTGTGGTTGGTCAGTGCAAGGAAAAGGTTGCCAGAATACGTCACCGAATTACCGGCCTGATATGCGTAGCTCGTGGCCCACGCGGAAGCCCCTCCGCCCCCGGCCCCAGACCCAGCGGCGGCCCTCCATCGGGCGGCGGTCGTGTCGTAGTAGAATTGAACCGCTTGTCCGGCGGTAAGCGTCAAAAGCGTTGACCCGGGGAGCGCGAACCTATTCGCGGCGGTCGCCGATCCGGATTCGTGGTTGATCGTGATCGTGTTCGCGCTTGCGTTCGAGACGATCAGCAGCGATCCGTCGGTGTAAGTTGTTGGAGCTACTGCACCATTTAGTGTAGCTACAGTACCCGTAATCCTGACCAAAGCGGTTGAGGTTGCAAGCGCATTGATTGTCGCCGCACTGGACTCATCTCGCTTCGAGATCGCAAGCGTTGAGGTGAGGCTTAGGGGGAACGTCATCTGGTCGGCTTGGTTCTTGTTCAAGAACGCCGCGTTTGTGTTGCTTGCGTTGACTGGAGTCCCGTTAATGACGCCCATTGCTCACCTCAAATGATCGAGGCCGCCGTCGGCCTCACTCGAAACTGCATGATGCCTGTGCGATATAAGAAAGGAAAGTCAGGAAGCATCTCCTTCATCTGATATCCCATTCCCTTGCCGTCGTAGTCCGTCTTTTCCAGAGTGCAATCAATCGTCGTCCCCGGGCTTGCCGCACTTTCGGCGAACTCGATCAGCTTTTGCTGCGTTGCGTATCGAAGAAAGTCAGCCCACTCGGTCATCGTCTTGGCCTCGGGCTCATACTTGAATTCAACCTGAAAGAATTCCTGAACACTGAAGATGACCGCTTCCTTGACTCCGCTTGCCGCGACATTCAGCGATCCGTTGATCTTGCGCATAGCCTCGGGCGGGAGGTAGGTATATCCCACGAGTTCGGACTCGATCGTCGTGCCAAAGTCCATCGACCCGGTGAATGTACTGCCGACAGCAGTATCGGTCGAGGCGAAGCCCAGAAGGTCGGCGCATGAGATGGTTAGGCGGACCCCGGTGCCGAATAGAAGTTTGAAGGTCGTTGTCGAACTCGCAATCGTGATGCGCGTCTGGATATTGCCGCCCACGACTGTCCGCGAATAGGTCGCCGTGTAGGTGTTCACAATATCGGCGGCCTGTAGGGCGCGGACGATCTCGGCGCAAAGCGTGGTCGCCGTATAGTTGCCGATATTTAGGGTCGCGGCATAAGCCGTTGCGCCGACTTGAAAGTCGAGCGCGCGATTAACCGTTGTCACCTCAAGGCCGTAGAAAAATGCGCTGGTCGTTGTTAGTGCCATGCGTCACCCGCTCTGAGGGATTTGAACATACTTGAATTCGGTCGCGTCTGTCTCTTGGCGGATCATCTCCATCAAGCTACGACGAGTTTGCTCGGTTTCAAAGTAGTGACCCTGAATCGCGATCGTAACGGACCTTCCGGGCCTGCCGGCTTCAGGGGATAGCTGCGCCTCCGGGCGCGGCGCAGGGGTTTCCGGGATCGACAGGCCACCGGCCGCACCGGATACCGCGCCGCCACCACCAGCGGCCCCGAGATCGCCACCAGCAAGTCCGCGAATAAGCCCGGACAAGGCGAGCAGTGCGCCACCGACTCCGAACTCAACCGGGTTCAGGATACCGGCGGCCATGTGAAGCATACCCTCGGCTTGAGCCTTGTCCGCGATCATTAGGAAGAATTGATTCTTCATCGCCTTAAGGGCCTCTTTTGAGCCCTTGCTGATATTCAAAAACCCGGCGGCCATTGTCTTGGTGAGCGTATCGTTTGCGATCGCTCCGGCCTTCGCCCACGTCATCTGATCGCGAGAAAGGGCGAGCGCGGCCTGTGCGCTTTGGTTTTTCCAACCTTGATAAAAAGTTGTGTTTGCCTTCTGCTGACGGTCGAGGGCTGCGGTCTGATTTGCAACCAAACCGTCGTTGATCTGCATGATGCGTTGCGCCGCCTGTTCGCGAAGCAACGCCTCTTGCTCGGCCACGTTCGTGATCTCGCCGCGCGCGCCCTGTGCCCTTAGGGTTTCGATACTCGCGGCAAGCTCCTGCTCGATTGCCAGCTTGCGGGCTGCGGATAGGGCTGCGACTTCTTCTTCAGAGGTGGCGGTCTGGACCTTGAGTGCGAGGGTCTTTTCCTCGATCTCGCGCTTGCGCTCAAGGTTCTGAAGGTCGGCTGCGGTCGTATCAACTCGGGCGGCCTCCCCCTCTTTACCCGGCGCTTCGAATTTTTCTTTCGCTTCCCTCGCTGCTTCTAGCCTTGGAACAATGTCGGTCAGGGCCTTTTGTAGCCGTTCAATATCTGCGGCGCGGCGTTGAGCGAGCATTGGATCGCCACGACCCCACTTCTCTTGAAGCTCCTGAAGCCTAACTAGGTCCTCTTTCATGTCCGCTTGCTTGCGGATTAGCCGGTCATAGTCGGCACTTGCACGGGTAGCGGCGTCTCCCATTTTTGATTCGAGAAACAGCCGGGCGTCGGTCGCGTATTCTTTGATCGCTCCAAACACTTTTTGAAACGTGGGCCCGATAAGTTTGCCAACCCAAACGGTGATGACTTCAAGGCTCTGACCAATTTCAACGCCGATTTTTTTGATGAGAATCGTTACGCTATTTCCAGCGATCTCGATGCCCTTGAACGCTTCGTCGCGCTTTGCTAGGACGGCGTTCAGCATCGCCTGTTTTCGCTGCTCGTCGGTCAACTGCGAGATCGTGACGCCGTGCGCGAGCGCGTACTTTTGTTGAGCTTTCTCAAGGTCAACAACGATTCCGAGCTGCCGGAGGGCGCGTGTGTTCCCGGACGCAACGGCGTTCGAGATCATCTCGAAATTGTTGACGACCTCGCCGCCCATGACGGCTGTGGCTTTGCGAGCAAGTTCCATTAACTCTGGGAGCTTCTCGGCGTTCTTTCCCATGGAAACGATGGCGCGGTTGGCCGCCTGTAGGATCTCCTCGTCATCGGCAAGGCCCTGCGCCGCGCCGACCAGCTTGCTTCGGATAGCGTCCCCAGATAGGCCCGCGCCCTCGGCCAGCGTATCGAACTGCTTGTTGATACGTTCGATGGCTTCCGTTTCCATGACGGCATCGAGGGCGAGCTTGAAAGCTCCAAGGGAAACGCCGACCGCAGCGAGTCCCGCGGTTACGTTCTTCAGGCCGGTCACGAGGCCAGCGACGTTCTTTGCGTCACCAATTTTTTCAATCGAGGCTAATGCTTTATTGGCTCCGAGGATCAGGTCAGTGGCGTCGAGGTCTAGCTTGAGTGTTTCCTTTTCCGTTGCCACCCGCTACCCCCTGAGGTTCTGGACTTGGTTGAACAGGTCCGTGATCAGTGCCCCGGTCGCCGGATCAGCGGCGTTGAGCACGCGATCCTTTCGTGCCCGTTCCGCCTGACCCAATGCCACCAGCTCGTAGTGCTTTCGCATCTCTTGATAGTACTTTGCATCGCCAAGCGCGATTGACGCAATGTCGCACTCACGGACAGACTCCCACGCGCGCTGCCTTGCTTCGAGTTTTCGGCCGCTTTGTAGGAGGGCAAAGAACCGAACGGCCGGCATCCCAAGGACGTGCTCGGGCGTCCACTTGTAGAGCAAACACGCCTCGGCAACGATATCGGAAGCCGAAATCGTAAGCCGGATGGGCTGAAACTCCTCAGTTTCTAGTTTTTTTTTTCGGTCGCCCCGACGTGAGCCTTGCCGGTGATGCAATCCGAGACGAGTTGGATCAGTGCCGCAACCTGTGGCTGAGTCATGTCCTGAACGTCTTTTTTCGTCACAGACTCGCACACGGACTTGATCAGCCCGTGATAGAGTTCTACGACGTGGTTCGCTTCGATAGTCTCGGCTTTTTCAAGAGACTGAATCGCCACGAGTGCGTTCGTGTACGCGAAGAACTCTTTCACCGAAATCGGGCGAATATAGTGAACCTTGCCGTGTAGCCTGAAGGCCACGCGGTCGGCTACCATAGCGTCGAGGTCCGAGATCACGGAGACCTCGGGACCGTCGACTGCCTTACCCGTCTTGAGCGAAAAGAGTCCCATCGCAATCTCCTATTAGACGAGCGCGGGGTCGCCGTAGCGGAAGAACTTGTTCGGCACGGCGGACTCATCCGGGAGGATGTTCCAAACGATCTTGAGCCTCGCCTGTTCGGTCGGGCCGTAGGTGATCGAGGACTCGGCGGATGCGACGGCCTTGAAGAACTTGTAGTCGGTCGTGACGTCGGCGTCAGCAGCCGAAAGTGGGTGAAGGATCAGTGCTGCGGCGTGGGTTAGGTCGCCATCGCCAATGTTCGACTTGAAGTCGATCGCGGCAGTGCCGGTTGCGATCTTGGTTGCGTGCGGGAACACGACAGCCCAGACGTCCTTGTTCTTGATCTCAGTGAGCTCGGTCGTGACCGTGACTTCAATGCCGGACACGCGACGATCGCGAACGGTCGAACCGCTCTGATCGGCCTTGATCTCGCTCTTGACGTACTTTGCATTGACGACGACGTTGCCCAGCGTTCCGCCAAGGTCCACGCCGTTGTAGGTGACCCGCATCGGGGTCAATTCCATCGAGGAAGTAGTTACGACTGCGTTGCTCATTTTTCAGTTCTCCTAGTTTTCAAACTGGAAGCAATCAAGCTCCAGCGAGATCTCCTGCCGATACACTGCTTGCGGATCGCCCGGCTCAAGGTTCGAGTATAGCCCCGAAAACGCAGCGTTTTGAATAACTAGCGTCATTCTCACTGCGCCATCGAGACTGGTCAAGGGCTGCTGATCGAGTACTTGATGAACGGCCGCCTGATACCTGTAGGACTTACGCATCAACCGCTCGGCGTCCTTGTCCTCGACAAGCACCGAAACATTGACGCGGATGGCCGCGTTCACATGGTTCGCGCCTTTCCGATCCTTCTGAAAGTCGATCCGGTCGCCGATGACAAAGACGGCCGGAGACCTGTAGCCCTTCGCCCGCGGATACACGTAGTAATCCCGGGGGGCCTCCATCGTCACGAGGTTATCGCCTCGGTTCAGGCGAACGTCCGCGAGGGCGGTCGGGAGGTCGGTCTTTAGCTTGCCAATGATGGCGTCAACGGCTGTTTCAACAAGGTGCCGGCTCACTTCTTAAATACCCCCAGCTTGTTGAAGAACATGAAATCCCGGATCATCGTGCGAAGGCCCTTGATCGAGTCCTTGCCGTAGGTCGTGAATGAACGCGCCTCGTCAACGTGCTGGGCGTACTCGACAGATGTGCTAATCGTTAGGCTCTTGTTGGTCGCCACCTTGCGAAACCCAGCCCCGGGTCCGATCACGGACTTATAGAGTTTGCCCGTCGCAATCAGCATTCTCTTTCCGCCGCCTTCGTAGCCGGCAAACCGCTTGAGCTTCGCGCGCGCGTATGCCGGGTTTAGGGCGTCCCATCGGCCACTCTCGCCGGCTTCTGAGGCGTTCTCCGTGACCCATCGCTTGCGTTGAATGTTTCGGTATGCCTCGACGACGTCGCGGTTTAGGAAGCCTTGCATGGCTTTTTCGCGGTCGATCAGACCCTTGAGTCGCTTCTGGACTCCGTCGCTGATAGTCCGCAAGCGCGCACTCACCGGCTTGGCTCCACGTTCCGCACGCGCCCGAGGTTGACCCCGAAAAGCGGCTGAAGGCTTTGACCCTGACGGGTATAGAACTGGTCGCGGAGGTTCTGTCCCTCTTTGCGACAGTCCTCGGCCATGCGCTTGTACTCATCCACGAGGCGGAAACGATCACCGTCCGGGCTGTCCTCAAGGCGGTAGGTCTCCGACAGGTGTTCGGCAAAACGCATTGCGAGTTTTTGGTAAGCCTCGCCGCAAGCATATTGCAGCGCGGCAGGGCGAAGGCCCTCGGGAATCCCGGTGTAGTCATCGCCGAGCCCGAGCCAATTCGTTGAGAGCCTCAGAAAGCCCTGTAGCTCGCTGTCGTAGAAGAATTGAAGATAGTATGTCGCCTCAATCACGTCGGTCGATTGTGGGGCAACTGTGAGCGTGAAATAGCCCGTCGTGAGGTCATCACTCGACACGTCGGCGGCAGTCAGGCGGACTTGGTTCTTGTAGATCCCCAGTGGCGCGGCGGCCGAGGTGAAATCCGTGACCCGACGGAACTCGAAGGTCTTAAATACCCGATTAGAACCGTCAATCTGTCCGAACACTCGCTTGAACGCGCGAAGCTTATCCTGCGATCCGTCCGAGAGCTTCAGCCTCATGTCGGTAAGCGACGTCGTCCAGCTCATACGACCCCCAACTGCGAGAGCAGGTCATATACCGTCGAGTCCTTCTCGACATAACAATACTTGTAGCCGAGCTTTTGCATGACGGTCAGCTTCTTCGAACAGATTTCAATGTCGTAATCGGTGGCCGGTTCGTCCACGAGAAGCATGGTCGGCGCGCCGTTCTCCGAGAGCTTCGCATAGGGATAAACCCGGTCAATGCGCTTCATCCGGTCGAGAAAGTTGTACTTCTCCCGAAGCTCGGGGCAGTACCAGTTCTTAAAGTAAATAGAACTCTTGGCGATCTGATCCGGCAGGGTCTTGAACTCTGCGACGGACTTAGTGCGATCGTCACGAACGCGCCGTTCGACCGGCGACTCGGTCGCCTGAACGACCTTCTTTGGAGCGATAACAGCGATGCTTGTAGCTTTTCTTCCCATTGGATCCCCCGTACAGGGGAGCGTAGGTTGCCCCACGCTCCCCCGCAAGAGGTTTTTTCAACTCAGACTTAGACCGAACCGTCGTTGCCTTGGAAGGCGAAGCGCGGGTCGATATGGTCGGCGTTGGCGCGGATGCGAACCTTGAAGCGAATGACGTCGCTGTCGAAGCTGCGACCGGAGGTCGGATTTTCGACTTCGACTGCTGCTGCTTCGCGGATCTGACACACGAACCAAGGTGCCTTCGAGTCCATGAGGTACCACGAAGAGGTCGATCCATCGACCGTTCCGTCGTAGTTGAACATGAAACGCGAGACCGTCTTGTCTGCAATGCCCTGAATCGGGTTGATCGCGAAAGCACCACCGACGCTGCCGGACGATGCTGCGCCGCTCGGATAGTAAGCCGAGTGGAGAAGCACGGACAAGTCGAAGTTGTACTTCGGCGAGATCACGAGGCGGTCAGGCTGAACGCCCATCTTGAGGCCCAGAAGGTTCTTCTGGTTCATGAGAGCGATGAAGGCCGACTGAATGTTCGCCTGAGTCAGCGCGCCGTAGCTGGCAGGACGGGTTGCGCCGCCGCCGGTCAGGCTCGTGGACCAAGGATAAACGGATTCAGTGCTCGGCTTGGTTTCCGACTGCGGAACCTCAAGCTGGGCGTACTTCATGTTGGCGACCGAAGCGAGCTTGCCGTAGCAGAGGACTTCGAGAACCTGCTTAGCGTACTGACCCATAAGGCCGGAGAGCTTCTGGAACTGACCAGTCTGGTCATCTTCGAGAAGTTCCTTCGACACGGGGAACATCACGCCGTACTTGCGGTTACGGAGCTTGATATCGAGACCGGCCGCACCCGTTTCCGGATACAGTTCGTTCTCGCCGACCGCACTCATGAAACCGAGGCCCTGAATAGGGGCATACAGTTCTTCGAGGCGGCTGGAGTTGATGACGTGCGCCCAGTCCTCAAAAGTAGTTGGCACGGTGGAATACATGGAATTAACGCTGCTCTGAATTCCGGCCCTTAGTACTTGCGAAAAAGAGCTAAGGCTGTCAGCTTCGGCGAGCTTCTGCTTGGTCTTTTTCCAAGAGAATCCGGACTCAAGGACCGGGAAAGCCTTCGGGTCACGAATGTCGATGCCGAACTTTGCCTGCATCGACTCGATGAGCTGCTTTTCTTCTTCCGACTGCCACGTTGCATTTTTAAGTGCTTCGCGGTTTTGCTCGACCGTGTTGCGGCCATAGAGCTTGGTAGATTCACTCATTTTCTGGTCCCTTTCCTTAGATAACGAGGCCGCTGGTACGGAGGCGGAGACCCAAGAGGATCTGTCCTTCGGAACCGGAGCTTGCGACGATAGTAGCATCCTGAAAGATGCCGATGGCGTTCGTTCCCGCGCTGGAAACGGTCTGCGCGTCGGTGGAGTCACCGTAAACGAGGTCGCCGGGATTAAAGGTATCGCCGGACTTCAGCTTCAGCTTGGCGATGACGCCGTACTGAGGGCCTCCGAGCTCTTCGATTGCCTGAGCAGCGTCAACTGCCGTGCCCTGATACGAGGACACGAGTTTGCCAGCCACGACGGACTGACGCGCAATGCCACAAAAGGTGGCGCAGTTTGCGTCAGAGGTCACGGCCTTAAGGACGTTTGCAGTGTCATCGAAATAAACGAGGTCGCCCTGATTCCAAGTTGATGCCGAGCTGATCACAGACTTGGCCGATTCAAACGCGGAGGCGGGGCGAACCGAACGGGTGATGCGATTTTTCGCAGTCGTTGCCATTTTTGGTTCTCCTAGGTTGGTTGATTACTTCTTCAAACACTCGCCGAAGTTCACCTTGACGGTGGACTTTTCAACGGGTGCCTGTTTTTCCACGGAAGTTACGAAAATCGACGCAGCTTTGGACTCACCTCCGCGCAGCGTGAACGCTTCCTTGAAAATCTTGATAGTGTTTTCCACGTCGCCTTCCGACTTGGGTTCGCCGATAAGCGAACGCAACTTGTCGGTTTCGGCGCGGCCAAGGCCGGACTCGCGGAGCTTCTTGTCGAGGAACTCGACCAGCTCGCGCTTCTTGAGTTCACGCTCCAGCATGGCGACCTTGGCGGTCAGGCGAACGACGTCAGACTCCTTGGCCTTTTCTTCGCCTTCGGATTCCTTCTTCTCGCTTTCAGCGGGGCCAGCGGGATGAGCGGCCTCGTCGGTCTCGCGCTTCTCGGCTTCGGTCTGCTTTGCGCTCATGTGCTTTGCGAGCTTCATGGCTTCGGCGGCGCACTTCATGGCCTCTTCGTGGCCCTTGCCCATTTCCTTGTAGGCTTCGTAGGCTTGGTGCGCTGCTTCTTCACCCTCGGCTTCCATACCTTCGGATGCTTCGCCCATGTGCTTCTTGATCATGTCGAGGATCAGAGCCTTGTCCTGCTCGACGTCCTCGTGATCTTCTTCACCTTCGGGCTTTTCTTCTTCTTTCTTTTCCTCGCCTTCCTGTTCGGACTGCTTAGATTCTTCCTGCTTCGCTTCTTCCTGCTTCGCCGGGAGCTTCTTCTCGTCCTCGGCAAAAAGGGCGATCTTTTTCTTCGACATGGGCTGTTCCCTTTCTAGGATTTCTAGGACCTTTCCGCGAGCCCCCGGCTCGGTGACGAGGTCGGTTGACACGGCGTCCTTAATGGCAGAGACGACGCGAATCTGTGTGAGGCCATCTTGCATTGCTTGCTTGATCTTTGGCAAGGCCCCGTCTGGAATCTTCGCTTCTTTGACGAACTGATCGGCCGACATTGCTTCAGCGTCGCCGGCTGCGTTAATCGACAGACCGACGAACTCCTTGTCGTGATGCGTCGAGCTGTATCCGATGGAATGGCGCACGAGCGATCGGGCCCACTCGAAGGGGGGGTCGGGAAGCATGACGAGGTCAGCGCAAAGCATGGCCTGACCCTGATCGCCCTCCTCAACGTGCAGGTTCTCGAAGTGCCCGATGATATCGCGAACCGAACGCTCCGGGCGGTCGGACTCCTCAGAGCGGGATGGATGGTCGGCGTAGCACTTCTTACCCTCGAAGGCCAAGACGCCGGACTCGATTGCCTCGCGGGTATAGTAGAAAGCGTCCCGAAGATTGCCGAGACCCTCTTGAATCAGGGCGACCTTGAATCGAACCGGGCCCACGCCGTTGTCGCGAGCGGACTCAAGAAAGCGGGCGTTGATGAAACCGTCCAGAATGGCCCCAGCTTCCTTAGGTTCTGCGCGGGTCACGGGAAGGGCGGTCGACAGACCGTCGGCCTCGATCTGCTTGTCGTCAACGATCTTAAAACCCTTCGCCCTCAAAAGGTTGACCATCGTTGCCCCGGTGATCCCGGGGTTGTCGATCAGCATACGGGCGATTTCCTCGTCTACCGACGGCTCGTGTTTTGCTGGTTGTGGTTGTTCTTCTGGGGCCTTTCCGCTTGAGGTCGGAGGCTGAACACTCGGGCTAAACGCCTCGCAGCCATAGAACCAAAACTTTTGACGAATCCCGGGCTGATCTTTAGGGCCCGCTTCTTTCGTAATCTTGCTCACCGGCTTAGTGCTCCACATTTTGCATGACCAGTATTTCGCTTTGGTCTTTGGCCCCGGGTCATCGCATCCATGGCGAGCCCTGAAATTTTTACGCGCTTCTGGATCGTCACGCTTGATGCTCATGCCGGGATCGCCGAAAGTGACCTTCTTGCGATTCCCGCTGCTCGGATCTTTCACATACACGGCGAACTTCTTCGGACCATCGGGAGTCCGAAAGGGTTTATTCAAAGCTGGCTCGGCCTCTTTGATGGCCTGAGGTTTCTTTTTCTTCACCATGCGTCCCGGCGTGCGCGCGTATTCTTGTTGACGAACCTTACCAAAAGATCGCACTTCCCCGCGGAAGAGGGAACTACCTCGGGCCGATAGTCTAGTTCCCTGAGCGGGATACCCTGACTTGACGCGATGCGTTCAACTTCTTCGAGGGTCTTGCAGCGGTATCCCTCGATCTCATAGATGTGCCGCTGGACTACGCTCCGGATATGCTCGCCGCCGCGGTCCACTTCCTCCAGCCGCTCGTCGTCGCGGCCGATGTACTTCTCGGGGTTGCGGCGGAACTCGTCGAAGGTCGGAAGCCCGAACTCTTGCGGGTTGTCGAACAGATATTGGGCGTCGAGTTCCTTCAGTTTCGCGAGCTTAGACATTTTCGTCCTTCACTTTCTTGCGCTCTGCCCCGGGGATTGCACCACCCGGTTCCTTGGGTTCAGAGGAAAGCGGCATAAGTGCGCCCAAATCCATCTGGGCCGCGTCAATGTCCTTCTTTTCCGACTCGTAGTCGTAGTTCGTGATGTTGAGTTCCTTGGCCGCGATGCTTGCCGCGCGCTCCTTGGAGATCCAGCCCTGTGCTTCGGCTGCCATCAAGTCCTTGAGCTTTTGGCTGCGGTCCTGTGTGATCAGCTCGGGGAACGTCACCTCACACTCGACGTTACCGAGGCCGGCCCACTCCATGACGTAGTCCCAAAGGTCTAGAACGATCCGCTCGTAAACCGCTTGGCGCATCTCAAACCGCTTCGCCACCGGCTCGGTTGCAACGATGGCCGAGGCCCTCGTCTGTCCGCCGCTCATGTGCGTGCCGAAGTAGGAGATGGGAATACCCATTCCAGAGGCGACCATAGAGAGGCACCAATCGAAGGTCGGACTTTGGCCTACCCTGCCGCCCTCGACGCCCATGTACTTGCGCTGGATCTTGTCCGTGTGAACGAACTCCGAGCCCGCGGGCGCGATGGTCCCAACCGACTGCTGGTCGTCGATGTATGCCTGAATGTCGGCCTGACTCCCTGCGATGGTCGTGTCAATACAGTACGCCGCTTGCTTTTGAAGGCTCACGACAGAATAGCTAACCGAGTCGCGCAGCCTTTTTAGGAATCCAAGAACCGAGAACAGGTCGGAGCGTCCGCGCTTCTCGTTCGATACTTGGTTGACCTTGTAGTGGCTCACTTCCTCGGCCGGTAGCGTCTGGAAGATGAACTTGAACGAGTTGACCGGCTTGTCCTTTTCGAGCCCCGAGTAAACCTGATACTGCGTGGGCGCGACCCAAACGTAATAGAGAACTTTGGTGATATCTTCCGGCCACGTCACCACTTCCCAAATGACAGTCGGGTCAATGAGGCGCACGCGAGGAATCAAGCCCTTGGGAATCTCCTGCCCGATGGTCGGGCGTTGAACGATCTTCGTCTGGTTGTTCGGGAGCTTCCAGATCATCGTCTCGCCATACAGGGAGAGTTCGAGGGCGATCTGCTTCATTAAGTTCTGAACGTCGTTGACCTTCTCGAAGGCCCTCCAGAGCGTCAGGGCTGCCTCGTTGTCCGAGTCCACGCGGAACCCACGGCCGAGCGTGAAGTCTCGGATGATGTTTACCGCTTGGTGTGCAATCGGGTCGTGGTTCCAAGCCCAGAACGCGGCGTTTGCCTGACGAATGTAGTCGTAAAAATAAAGGTTCTTGTAGAACGGGCCGCCCATCAGCGGAACGAAGTCCGATTGCCCAACTAGCCCGGGGTCGCCGTATCCGCCGGCATCTACACCGAAAGCGTCCTCTGCCTCTCGGAGATTGACGGCCTCTAGGTTCTTCTCGGCGTTGCGAAAGGCTTCCATGAAGCCCGAGCGGTCGAGCTTCTTGACTCCCTTTGCGCCGGTCTTGGGGTTGTAGGAAAGGACGCGGGCCTCGACCTGTACCGATTGGTCGCGCTCCAAAAGATCGAGCAGCTCTTGAACGGACTTGATGTTCTTCGGGTCGCGGCTGTGATGGAACGAGTCGTCGAGGTCGTATGCCTCGACCTTGGCCTTGATCGTCTGCGAGGCTACCGGGTTGTCTAGCTGTTCAGCCATTCTTCAAACTCCGTCACGTTGCTGACCGGCTCGTCGGTCATGGTGTTGAGCATTGGGGCCATCGTGCAGCGACAATTAAAATGCGCTGGCGGAACGATCACGTCACAATCCTCGTCCTTGTGCTGCTTCAATTTCGCCTCAATCTGCGCAGAGGTCAAGCCATCTCGCCACGCGCAGCACTCGTCCGTTTTGTCGTCGATGATGGCGATCCACATGAAGTCCTTGATTCCGTTTTGCCTCGCGGCCTCGTTCTGTCCCGCGCGCACCTGCGTCACGAACTCGTGCGTGATGTACTGCTCAATTTCCCAACCATACCATTCTTCGATAAGGCCGCCCACCGGCACGTCCTCGACGATCTTTGGCTCGCGGTAGTATGGGACGTAGTCCTTGGTGTATTCCTCGATGATCTCGGACCAAAGGTCCTCATCCATGAAGCCCGTAGAAAGGTTGACGGTGTCCGGGTCTTTGTCCCCGATGTTGAGGATCGTCATCTCCTGACCATTGGACATGACGCGCGCTTCTCTGAGGCCCTTTAGGATCTTCGCTGGACGCTTCACCGCACGGTTTGGAGGAAGGGCCCTCTGGACGCGCTCGATCATGTCCTTTGTAGAGTCCTCGTTGATTCGGGATAGCTGCACCGCGTTGAGGATTTTACGCCGTAGCTTGTCGAAGGCGAAGTCGATGCGCGTGGTGATCGGCTTGCCGTCGTAGTCGTACAAGGCGTTTTCTTCTATATCCTTTCGGTCTACCGAATAGAGGGTTGCCTGATCTTCGGCTCGACCGATCGCCTCAGCCTCGCCCACCAAGGCCACGGTATAAGCATGAATCTTTAGCCTCGCAAGAACGGCCGCCACCTCTCTAGATGCGCGGAGAAACTCCTGAGCAATGTCGTTGTCGACAAGACTTGCGAAACGGGTTGGGTCGGCAAGCATCGACTGAGGCGGGGCCATGGTGTAGCGAAAAACGATCCGCTCGATGACGTGCGTGAAGCAGCCCCGGAGAATGTCGTTAATCATTTGATGGGCCTTGATGTGAAGGGCCTCAAGCATCAAGTCTCGGTTGTGAGTGAACGCGCGATACCGGGTAGCATGATGGGCAGGTGTCTTGCGTTTCATCGAGTCCCCCAAACCTAGAGTAGTTGCTACGATAGCGCAACCGACCCGAACAATAAAAGGCGGCCCCGGGGGGAATCGAACCCCGCGCCCACGACGGCAGGCGTCCCTGCTATACGCCGTGCTCTGCCACTGAGCTACGGGGCCAAGGCTATTGTCTGCGAATGACACGGAGTCCTCCAGCCGAAGGTTCCCACATTCGGCTCATCCCGTGGACGGCGTAACCCATCGCGTCGGAGATATGGGTCAGGTCGGGGTTCGTGCCCTGATCGAGCGTAAAGGTCGCCCCCTGCTTCCAGACGACGCGCTGAAGGTCGCGCTTGAGGTTCGGGCAGGTCTGGGGGTTCAGCCATAGGTGCTGCGTTCCGGTCGCGCTCTTGAGCTTTGCGTTGACTACGTTGATTCGGTCCCGGACTTGGGGATTGGCCTCAGGGGTTCGGTTCTCCCAACGGATGCCGGCATGGGTCAGCATCTCGGTCAGGATCGCATAGTCGGACTTCCCCGCGGCCGCACGCTGCCCTGCCTTGCCCGTGGCGTCGCCGATCAGGATCACTTGGGTAGGTAGGGACACCTCGAAGCGTTTGAGCCTTTGGATTAACTCTAGGGCCGCTTCCTGCGTGTGTGACTTCTTCAGGAAAAGTTCGTCAAAGAAGTAGAAGTCCCCAGAACGCTCCTGCCCGAGAACCCAAGCCATGGGCGAGAGGTTGAAGTCGAGGCCAATGACGATCGGGAGGTGAGGCGTGTAAAGTTTACCGGGTTCCCGGGAGAACGGCGTGTCGTTCCTAAGGTTGGCGTCCGAGTAACATATGTAGACCGAGCCCGAGTGGAGATCCCGGAACTCGGCGTTGATCTCCTGAGCAAACTCGGCCTCGGATAGCTCACGCTTGGCCGCTTCGTACTCCTCATAGGTGAACAACGGGTTACAGGTCGACGGAGCAGACATAAACGACCAGTCCGAATCGAACTTGGCCCGCTCCGCGAGATCAAAGAACTGATCGAAGCCCGAAGGCGTAGAAACGAAGGCCGCCCATCCCTTCGTGGTCGTAAGCATGGGGCGGAGAACTTGAGGCCATAGCTCCGGGTGCTGGTCGCGCACCTCATCCACCACGACCCCGTGCAGGGTTTCCCCGCGGAGGTTATCGAAATTCTCCCCCGACCTGAAACTGATTTCCGAATTGTTCGCGAGCTTGACCCGAAGCTCCGTCTGGTTCTTCTTGAGCACGACCTCGGGGCAGGACCAGAGCATCCCTACAAGCCGGCGATACTGAATTCGGGCCTGAGGATAAGTCGGGCTCACGAACCAGTACTTGGTCCCCGGGTTCTCCCATGCCCTTCGTACTAGCTCGTTCAGGCAAGCCGTAGACTTCCCGCTCTGACGTCCCCATGAGGCCACCCGATAGCGGGCTGGGTTCGAGTGAAACTCCAGTTGCTTCCGATGCGGGTTGTAAAGCCTAAGCCTAGCCTTCATGCCCCGGGCCCGTGGGCTCGCTGGTGCCACCCCAGCTTGCGACGTACTCAATCGCCTCGACGTGGGCCTTGACCTCGCTCGTCTGTTCGACCTTCTCCGTCTGGCCTAGCATCTGCTTGCCAAGCCAGATCAGCATGGCGACGTTGCCCTTCTTTGCCGCCTCGAGCTGCCATCTCCTGAGCGAGATCCTCAGGTTCTCTCGTCCTTTTGAAAGTTCTGCCGCAAAACGCCGCTCGAGAGTATCGGTGGAACAGCCAAGGGTGACTGCGATCTCATTGGTCTTGCAGCCAAGGGCCGCGAGATCCTGCACTATTTTCGGGTCGATCTGCTTCTTGGGTCTGGCCATCACTGCACCTTGATCTCATCCCAGAGCTTGCCGTCCTCGCGATGCGCTTTCTTTCCGGTAAATTTCTGCCAGCGGTCGAGGATCACGCCCACATAGGCGGGCTCAAGTTCCATTGCATAACAGGCGCGCGAATTCTTTTCGCAGGCAATCAGATTGCTGCCGCTGCCGGCGAAAGGCTCATAAACAATTTCTCCGGGCTTAGTGTGATTCAAAATGCTGGGTTCCCAGATTGCAATCGGCTTTTGAGTCGGGTGAATTTTGTCGTTCTCTCGCCCAATCTCCCAAACGGTGCTTTGATTTCTTTCGCCATAGAATGGGGGCTCATTACCTTGGAGCCATCCCATCAGACACAATTCGTGACGCCAGTGATATTGACCGCGACCAAAAACAAACTGAGGCTTAACCCATATAATCTGTCGATGAAAAAGAATACCCGCCGCCGCCGCCGCCGCCTGCGAAAAGTATGCCTGCATTTTCATTGCGTGCCACATATAGAAGGCAAACCCCTTTTTCATGAATGGCAAGCTTGTCGTTATCGACTGGTAAATAAACTCTTTTAATTTCTCATCTTGAAGCTCGTCATTTGCGATGGGTTTATAACCCTTTGCCTGTCCTTTTTCGTTCGCTACTCCGTCCACATAACTAATCCCATACGGCGGATCAGAAGCCCACACCGAGGCCTTCTTCCCATCCATCAGCCGTTCAACATCCGTGATCGCAGTCGAGTCGCCGCACATCAGTCGATGATTCCCAAGGATGTAGACTTCTCCCCGCACGACCTTAGGCTCCGGAAGTGCTTCGGGAACCTCGTCCTCGTCGCACTGAGGCTCTAACTTGTCCGCTGGCTCAATCACGAAATCCTTGATCCCGAGAAGGTCAATATCGAAGTCAGGCCCAAGGTCTCCGATGTCCGTGTTGATGGCGCTCAGGTCCAGCTCGCTCCACGAGGCGATGGCGTTGTCTGCCTGTAGGTCGGCGTATTCCTGAGCCTCGTCCGTATAGTCTTGAAAGCTGACCGGCACTTCCTTGAGCTTGAGTTGCTTCGCAGCCTCCAGCCTACCGTGGCCCGAAGTAATGAACCCGGATTGCTTGCTGACCTTGATCGGGTATCTCCAACCCTGATAGTCGAGGATCTTGGCAAGCCTCTCGATCTGGTCCTTGGGATGCTGGTTTCGGTTCTGTGGGTGAGCCTTTAATTCCTTAACGGGCACGAGCCTGTCATGTGGGCAATGAACGATCATGTCCTAGAGAATCAGTCGGACACGGCCTTCGCGCAAGCAAAAAGAAACGGGGGAGCAACCCTTTCGGATCACTCCCCCGCTCGCATTGAATTGGAGGACAATGCTGATTGTCCGAGCCTTCTACCTCATGCCGCAGAGCAACGCGAGAAGAAGAATCCCGACCAATTCACTTTTTAGAACGCGCTTACTTCCTTCATGTAGAACACAAAGATTTCGTCGCCTTCTTCGACCGAGCTAACTCCGCTCGGGTGAATCCATTGACCGACAAAGGTAATGGTGGACCCACTGAAAGTGAAGTCGGTGCCGGGTCTGCCCATGATCCCTTCGCGCATGACCCATGGGGTTCCCTTGATCGCTGCCGAGACAGAGATCGAGGAAAGGTCACCAGCTCCAAGCGTGAACTTCTCATACGCTTGAACCTGAACCTTAAGGGCCTCAACGGTAGAAACGCGAGTCGTCAGAGCGGTGACCGATGCGCTCGATGCTTTGGTAGACACGGAGCTGTCGACGTATGCCTTGGTCGAAGCATCCTGAGCCGATGCTGGATCCAAAAGATTCTGGATCTTCTTGCTGTTCATATCTAGGTAGGTTGCGTCAACAAGCACCTTACCGCGAACACCAGTGCCGCTCACTGCACCAGATTTGATCTGCACATCGCCGGAGTTG